TATTGGCTAACAACGCCGCAGCGTTCATTGTTATCTGACCAGTAGGCTTGTTCAGCGTTACCGCTGTTGACTTGTCTGTTGCCTGTGTAACAGTACCACCTGAGCCTGTGCCGTAGCCGAGGCCAGCAGCGGAAGTGACAAGTACATTGCCACTTGTATCCAAGCGCATCCGTTCACTGCCTCCTGCGTAAAAAGTCATTGGTAAAGGTGAAGAACCACCAGCAACTAGCCTTGTTTCTGTTGAAAGCTGTAACAACTGAGTGTTTGCAGTTGCTGAACCTATGCTAGAGTTGTTGTACGCTATAAATCCAGCGCGTGTTCCAGTACCATTTGGAATAGCTTGAACATCAGTAGCACCATCCACAGTGCTGGTTTGGAAAGTCACGCGACTCGCAAAAGTCGCATTACTAAAGTCACCAGTAATGCGGTTGCCTGTTCCTGTGAACGTCAGGTTAGATGTAGAAGTAATACTTCCGCTGGTATTAAAGTCGCCGTTTACGATTAAGTCTTGCGCTACCGTTGCGCTGCCATTGATAGAAGTTGTACCCGTCAGTTGAATCTCAACACTTGGCACTGTGTACTGAAACACGGTGTCATTTGCTTGCCCAACAACATACATTTTTGTACCGTCTGGTTTAATGTACAAACCACTCGGAGTTGTTTCTTGCCCCGCTACGCTGAACGCGCCAACAGAACTAGCTGTACTAATGTCCCAAGAAGTTGTCAAGTTGTAAACATTAACATCATCGCCTGTGCTGCCAAGCACGGACATTCTTGTGCCGTCACCGGTAAACGATATATCTTGAGCATTACCTTCTTGGCCTGCAACGCTAAAAGTTTGTAGATACGTTGCTGTAGATACGTTCCAAGCAGTAGACAGTGTGTACTGGTAAACGCTATCATTTGTGTTTCCAACCACATACATAGACAAGCCATTGGGCTTGAAGAAAATTCCTGTTGGAGTAACCTCTTGTGCGGCAACTGAGAAAGACAGACTTTCGTAAGACGCGGTGGCTAGACTCCAAGGTGACGTAAGTGCATATTGGAATACAGTGTCGTTACTTGTACCAACTATGTACATTTTCAAACCATCAGCACGAAAAAATAATCCATGCGGTGTTGCGTCTTGTGCGGCTACAGAAAATACTGTTGAGTATGTTGCAGATGAAACTACAAACGGTGTTGACAACACATATTCGTTGACGTCATCACCAGAAAACCCCATTACAAACATCTTGCTGCCGTCAGCACTAAAAGATAACCCAGTGGGTTGAATTTCTTCTGCTGCCACGCTAAATGAAACACTGTCGTATGTGGCGCTTAGAACATCTACGTTGCTGATAATGGTAGTGCCAGCCACATTTAGTTTTGCGGCGGGTGCAGTAGTATTAATTCCCACGCTACCAGAAGCGTTAATTACAAAAGGTGTTGAGTCAGGATTAGCACTATCTTCCACTAACAATGCATTACCCGTACCAAGCTGCGTGATACGCAAAGCTGCGTTAGTGTTGTCGGTTACGCTGATGATGGCGTTAGCAGACCCTGTTATGTTGGTAAAACTACCAGCCGCAGGAGTCGTAGCGCCTACTGTGCCGTTGATATTGATAGAGGCAGTGCCAGTAAGGTTGGTGACTACACCGCTAGAGGGTGTGCCAAGGGCAGGAGTGACAAGCGTTGGCGAGTTTGATAGCACAACATTTGTTGTTCCCGTGCTAGTGGTAACGCCTGTACCACCATTAGCCACTGGCAAGGCTGTACCTGATAAGCTAATCGCTAATGTTCCAGTGGTGGTAATCGGCGAACCAGCAACAGACAAAAATGCCGGTACGGTTGCCGCCACACTTGTGACAGTGCCAGTTGTTGGCGTTGTCCAAATAGGTACGCCTGCGCCTGCACTGGTCAATACTTGGCCTGCCGTGCCAGCAGCAGTAAATGCGTAGGCCGTGCCCGTACCGTAAGGAACAGCGCCTGCTGTTGGTGTAGATGTGCTATTTGTGCCGCCGTTGGCTATAACTAGCTTGCCTGCCAGCGTTACAGCGCCCGTAGTGGCAACGGAGGGGGTAAGGCCAGTCGTACCCGCCGAAAAGGACAACACGCCGGTATTGGCAACAACAATCGTGCCTAGCCCATTGGTGACTGAAATGCCTGCGCCAGTGCCTAGCGTGTTCAGGCTATACCCTGTGCCATTACCAATCAGCAATTGGCCGTTGGTCGGGATTGTGCCTAGACCTGTGCCGCCAGAATCAACAGGGATAATTCCTGTGCCCGAGCCAAGCGTAGTAAACAGGCTATAAAACCAACGATACCATTCACGCGAGACTGCGCCCGTGCGCTCGTCGATCAACGACACGCGCGGGGGCGTAATGTTGGTTTGGTTGCCTGTAGCCATGTCAAGCGTTGGTCGGGCTAAGTATTAGTTCCGCGCCCATGATGGCTATCTTGTTGGGATCAGTGCCTGACAGTTCATAAACCCTATCGCGCAGTTTTAAAGTCATGCCCAGCCGACGCCAGAAAGTTCGGTGACCATACACACCAATTTTGCCAACTGGTGACCAGTGTTCATTGCTCCAAGTGTGACCGCCATCGTCTGACCAGCGCAACATCACTTGCGGGTCGTAGCCTGGTGCAGCAGGGTAGGCTGTGGTCACTAAGTTGTACCCGCTAATATCGGTATCTGATAGTTCGTATTGGCCTAAAGGTTCAAAACCATCCCCTGCCTCGGTAGTTAAAGTAACCCCCGATTGCGTTGTTAAAAACGTCTGTACGTATTCGGCTATAAGGTCTAATCCTGATTCAGTGTCAATATTTTCGCTGTCATACGCAGGGTACAGATTTAACCCCACGCCTGTTTCACAGTCCAGTTGCAAGCTGTGATGCGCCGTGCGCTTCAAATTGTTCTGGCCGGTTGGTAGCGCCCGCCATGAGCGCAACCATTTTTGAATGCCGCCGTTATCCGCGTACACATCCAAGTCAAACCGATAGATATTGCCGTTCTCAAAGTCGCCCACAATAATGTTGCCACCAAAGTTGCACTGGCAATTGCTGCGGTGCCGCATAAACTCGCCGTTGTCAAAACCGGCTCGCTCATGCCAGACTTGGGTGGACACATCGTAAACCCAAGTGGCGTTGCCAGAGGGGAACGTTAGCACATAGAAAGCATGGCCTTCTTGCTGGTAGGTGTACGCAATAGCGTCCGAGATATTGCCGTATTGGGCGATGGCGTACTCAATGGCATGAGTAGAAACCCTAACGCCGGTGTAGCCGTTGGCGCGGTAGACGATGCCCTGCCCACGGGCGTCGGTGCCCAGCCAGAACAAGCCGTTATCCAGCTTGGCAATTGAGAACGCCGACACGCAACCAATTTCATTAAACGCGCCTTGGATGCGCTGTAATGGGAAATCAGTTGCGCCTGAGTCGTACCAAACTTCTATTGAATCGGTGCCAAAAACCCATAGTTCGCGGTGATCAGAAATAAGCCCCACGACGCCATCTGGCGAACCTTCAGCGCTGGCAAAGTCTAGTGGATCAACTGAGGTTCCGTCCAGCAACTGCGATACCCAAATAATTTGGCTGTTGGGCTGGTTGAAAACAAAGTACCCATCAAGGTAGGTTACCGTCACAGCGCCAGCAAAATCTGGGTCTGTGATCTGCGCGAACACGTTTATGGTTTCGTTGTAAATAAACCCATCAGGGTTAGTTGCTAAAAATATCTGCGTACCGTTGTCTGCTATAGACACGGGGCCGCTGCTAGTAGTTAAGGTGCCTAGCAGTGTAGGCGTGGCCGTCAGGCCAGTTAGCTTATAAAAACCCGAGCCCGATACTACGTAGAAATCGCTGCCGTTAGTCTGGTGCGCCCACAGCGCCCGAATTGGGCCGGTGCCCACGGTTTGTAGGAACTCAAGGCCAGGGGCGCGGTTTAAAAAACCTGGCTCTTTGCCACCTTCGGGGATAGCTTCTGGAAACAGATTGACCATGCGATTGTCCGCAGCGTTGATACTGCGGGCAACATAGGCTGACCCAAGAATTGGCGTTTTCATTAAGCCGCAACTGCTTTGATAACTGCAAAGTTAAAAACTGGTGTTTCTGTAGTTGTGCCGCCAGTAGTGCGGAATGTGATGTTGAAGCTACCCGCTGCCACAGCAGTAACCATCAAATCGTACAAGTCAGTGCCTGACTTTTGATTCAAAATGACAACATCGGTTGCCGCTACAGTGCTGTTGGTTACAGTAAAACTTGCGGCAGTAGTTGTTCCTGCTGCGCTAAACATGGTAATTGCGCCTGACGTTTTGTTAAGCGTTACGCCTGTGGTGCGGCTAGTTAGTTGTGTAACCGCGCCGCCTGCGCCTGTGGCATAGCCTACGCCAGCCGTGCCGGTTGAAACAATTGTGCCTGTAGCTGTTAGGCTAGTGCCAGTAGCGGCGCCGATTACTGGCGTAACCATAACCATACTGGTGCTGGTGCAATTTGACAAATTACCGCTTGTTGGCGTACCCAATACAGGTGTAACCATGACCATGCTGGTGCTAGTACACGCACTGATGTTGCCGCTTGCAACAGTACCCAGCGCAGGCGCAACCAATGTTGCATTGGTAAACAACAGTGCGTTGGTGACCTGTTTGGTTGTGCCGCCTTGCACAATTGGCAAGACATCACCAACGGCAGCCGCAGTTGCGACGGGGAGAGCTGAAATTGCAATAGTTGCCATGTTAGTAGTTTCCTGCGTAAATGTTAAAGCGTTGACGAGTAGCCACCAGCGAGTAAGGCATAGACATTACATCGTCAGGGTTGTTGATGCGTTTCAGATTGCGCTTGCTGGTCATAGCAATGCGCTGCACTTGGGGAGAAGGCTCCACGCCAAACTCAGGCGCGATCTCGCACGCCAAGTTGTAGGTAAAGGCACGCAAGTAACCAGGTGGAAACAGGATGTTAGTCGCCAAGTTGGCAGGCTGGGTTAACTCTTCAACGCTGATAAAGTGCCACTCCAAATCCCGCGTAGGCTTGGGATAGATGTACATATCAATATCAGGATATGTCATGTTGACAAAAATAACCTGTGGGTAAGTCGAAGTTACCGTCTTCACAGCAATACCGTTGTACTGTTGCTGGTTAATGAACTTAATGCCAAAGCTGACATTGGTGCCTGGGTCGCGGTAGTAGGTTGCGTCATCCAGCAGCACGGGGCGGTTGCCAACAAAGTTGCCTGTTGGGCCAAGGGTACGGTTGATAAATCCAGCGGTCCAAGTAAACACCTGATCCTGAGTGCTGAACACCGACAGACGCTCAGTATTCCAGCTATCAATCATCTGGTTTAGCGCCATCAAGCTGTCTTGCGACACTGACGCAGAAGTAGTCTCGCCTTCAGCCAGCACGCCAAGCAATCGAAGGGCTCGGTTAATCTGATCGCCAGCGGTGTATGTCGCCATGACTAGGCTCCTTCGGGTTCAATTCTACGACGGCGCTTTACTTCCAGTGCGTTAACAGGAGCCGCCTCGGTGACTTGGGGCGTATCCAGAGTATATCGTGTCCAGCCGTTTTTTTCATCGTATTCGGCTTCAAGTTCCATAGTCGCCACTTTGCGGCCATGAACGGGGTGGGCAAGGTAAATTTCCATAAATGAAAGGGAAGGTTTTTAGCCTTCCCTTCCTCTTACGCTTGTGCAACGTGAATCAAAGCAAAATTCAAAGTTAGCGCCTCAGACAAGCTGCCTGCGGATGCATTTGAAATTACCACGGTAAATGATCCAGCGGCCACGGCGGCCACAGAAATCAAATACGTCCCCGCCGTAGCTGCGCCGCTTGCTAATGCCACAATTGGAACATCATACGCACTTGCCGAACTATTTGTCACAACAAAAGCCACTTCAACACCGGCAGCTAAAGCAGCATTGTTTGTCACAATTTGACCAACAGATGCGTTAATAGTTACGCCAGTAGATTTGCTGGTAGCTTGAGTAACAGTTAAAGGCGCCGTAGTAGAGCTTCCAGTGTTATATCCAAGCTGCCCACTTCCAGCAAGGGCATAAATTGTTGCTGAACCTTTTAGGTCTTGGTCTTCAAAAGCAACACCAATAGATTTTGTATTTGCCATAATTATTTCCTTATAGAACGGGGCCGAAGCCCCATTCAGGTTTAAGCTATGCGATACACAGTGTATGCAGCATCGCCGGTCTTGCGGAACAAGAACTGCGCCGCGCCACCAACACCCGCCGCGCTGCCGGTGATAGCAACAACCAAGTTGCCCACCGCAGTAATGCCAGTGCCCACAACCATCGTAATCAACCCAGTCGAAGTGCCCAAGTTAATAACTGTTAGTTCAAACGTGCTGTTAACTTTTGCGTTGGTAAACACCGCATCAATCGCCGTAGCAGTTGGAAGCGTGTACGACGCTGCTGTGGTAGACGGGTTGCCTACCAAGATACCGCCGGTAACTTGCGCGGCAGTCAGAGTGGCCGTAGCAGTAGCCGTTTGTTGCGCTGCTTGAACGCCCATAATGATTTCATTGGTGTTGCCGTCAGTAAACTGATAACCACCGCCAGAATTAGGAATAGCCATGATATTTTTCCTTTAGAAAGAATTGATTAACCCCAGATGCGGCAGGCCATCTGTGGACGAATGGTGCTGAAACCATACAAAACGTCGATCCTGCAAGGCATACGGTCGTTGTTGATGTCGTACTGACGAACAACGCGCAAGCTGATACCGTTATGAACCGCGCGCGCAGCCATGTCAACACCTTGAGGCATCAACAAGTCAGCAGTAGCAAACGTGATAGCGTCCTTGTGGTAGACCAAGTTCTGTGCGTAAGCAGTAGAAGCGGTGCCCACAAAAGTCACGACAGCGTTGATTAGCGGCAGGGCGGTCATGGTAGCCAGTGCGTGAGCAGCGGAGTACATGGGAGCCACAGTCACAGTCCAAGTGCCAGACGAAGCAGTTGCATCAGCCAAAGCCACAAACTGGAACAACGAACCAGTAGTTTCACGGGTTTGCGGATTCACAGCAAAGACGCTACCGCAAGTAAACACATCGCCAGCCTTGATGGTCGTGCTTACAGAGCCTTGCGACAAGCTCAGAGTAGAAGACCCTTCCGAAGTTACCGAAGCGGCAACAATAGTGTTGGCAGTAGCGTCACGCGAACCAGTGGTGTGTTGCTTGATAGACTGAGACATATTGATTTCGTCAAAGCCCAACACGCCAGTACCCATCATGCCGTTCTTAAACTGCTTGCTGATAGTGTCGGTAGGATTGAACAAACCTTTCATGCCTTCAACCAAACCAGCGTTTGCAGCGGGGTTAACCGTTGCATAGCGAGGCGACATTACAGCGGCGTTCTCGTTCAGCTTCTGCTGGGCTTGTAACAGCACCAAAGAAGTAGAAGGGGTCGTGCCTGGTGTGCCGACAGTGTTACCGATGGTTTTGTACGCATTGGCGACATCAGCATCAATGCTAGAGGCCAACTGGGAGATACGAGGCTTCAACACACGGTCTGCAAAGTCGTCCAACTGCATAGTCAATTCAGCGGAAGTAAAATTCACGCCGATGTGCTTTTGCGAGGCGACAGACAAAGTGGTGAACTGCTCGTTGTCGTCCTGAACTTGCAGGGCGGCACCGTCAGTAACCAAAGCGCGGTCAGGCAAACGAATACGCAAAGTAGAACCAATCTTGGCACCACTAACAGCGAAGCTGTCGTCGTACTGACGGTTTACGTTACGGGTGAGTACCAGGTTGTTCTCAAGAATTTCGAGACACTTCCGAGTAATCATGTCAATGGTTAGGATACTATTAGCCATGAAAAAAGTCCTTAAAAAAAGTTAGCGGTTTTGCGCTTCCCACTTCTTCATCTGTCGTTTGCGTTCGGCTTCAATCCACTGCGAATCCGTCATGGTCTTGGTAGACCTAGGATCAGTAGTGTCATAGGCCGGTGATCCAGTAGATCGGGCAGTGACAGGCGAAATCGGCGCTGGCGCTGATGTAGTACGTTTCATGGGAGGATCAGACGCCAATTTGGCCTCAATCTTCCCAATTTCCTTTGCCTGTGCAAGCGGGGCTAGGCGAGATATACGCTCTGCGTCTTTGGGGTTAGTTCCGAGGTAGTAAGCTAACTCAGGCCCAACATCCGAAGACCGAATCGTATCGGCCATCACATCAGTAATTGGCAGCTTGGGGTTGTATGCAACTTGTTCAAAGTCATCATACTTAGCGCGGGCTTCCTCTTCCAGATCGTGATAACTCTCAAGAACTTGCGAGTGCTGTTTGGCCGCTTCGCGCTGCGCGATCAGTTGCTCGGCCTTTTGATAGGCCAACGCATCGGCGTAAGCCTCTGGCGTTTCAAACTGATCGACAGACTGTGCTGCCGGAGCCCTCAAGGTTTGCGTTTCCGCAGTCCTCTGTGCTTGTTCCCGTTCCCACTTTCGTTGCTCTCTTGCGAGGCGTTTTCCAATAGCTGCATCAAGTTCCTCTTGCGAGAATGTCTTGGGTGCTTCTGCTTCCGGCGCTTTAACTTCAGGTTCAGGTGCAGCCGTTGCTTCCTGTTCCGGCGCGGGGTCTACTACCGCTAGGTTTTCTTCTGACATTTTTCGATTCCATAGAATCCCTGGTGAACGCACCAGTACGTGTTTTCAGCATTATGCTGGAATTTTTACCATCTTGCCAAGCAAAACTTCCGTCCCCGCCAACGGCGTGGTAGAAGAGGTTAAAGCCGATATTTTGGTGTTAGCCATATCGCGTTAAGCACCCCAACGCAAGATAAGAATTAGGGTATATCCGGTTTGTGCCATTTTTTAATCTCTCAAATACCAAAAAAAATCAACTTCTTCAATCAATTGACCGGTTTTTTCATCAACAAACCAGTCTTTTTGGCCGTCGTCATAACACAATCTGTTTTTGTTATCTCTGTAATACATGGTTAACTCCAAGTTGGAATGTAATACGTTCCCGATCCAGATGAATTTGGGCCTTGACCTTTGAACATAATACGAACGCCAAGCACCATAGCCGAATCAGGGTCGGTATCTGATCCTTCTAAACCTTTACGCCATGCCGATAAAAAGATGTGGTCGCCTTTGGTAAACGGCAGCGGACTGCCCAAAAAGTCAAATGTGTACGTGGTTGGCGTGTATTGTGCGCCAGCGGTCACGATACGCAATTGTGTACGTTCAGGTGTGACAGCGGGGCTTGCTGTTGTACCGGTTGACAAATTAATTTCCAACACATAATCGCCTGATCCCGTACCGTTTTTGCCTAGAATAAATTCAACTTCGTAAATTTCCCCGTCATCTAACCAGTATGGTGTTGGAATAATTGCGCTTACTTTGTTGTTTGTCGCCGCTGGCAATGATACGCAAGGCCATTGCAAGGCAAATTCTTCTAGCGTTGTGCCGCTGCTGCCACGCAATTGACTAGACGCAAGGCTAATTTTGTCCCGTAGTTTCCAATTATGGGACGTATATTGTTGACCAGTTACATAATCAATCAGGTTTCCAACCCAATCTGACGTTCCAGCAAGTTGCGAAAAACCGCCACCTTCGCTGTTGTAGGCAATAAAGTTATTGCCAATCAATCCGTTATCAAATTTGACTGGCCCGACACAATAATAAAATACGTTATGGTTTGATGGTTGCGCCCCAGTGTTTATTAAAGTAACGGACGCGCCCGTACCGCCGGTTTCAACAACACCATGCACCGATTGAAATTGCGCGTTATCGGTTTCTGCAATGCGAACCAATGATCCGTTGTAAACAAGACCTGAAACATTGCCAACAAGTTGCTGCGTTGACGGCACGTTTGATGCATTACCGCCCAATGACAATCCGTCAGCATTTTGGACTGCAATTGTTGTTCCCCAAATAAATTCCAATGAGCGAATTTGGTTTTTCATTGAAAAGTTGCCTAGCACACCGCTTGCTGAATTTACTAACACGCCCGCAAACGTTACTTGACGAACTTTGCCATCAAACGTTGAATATTTAGTATTGTCAAAATGAACGCCAACTTCAGCCTTATCGTTACCGTTCCATTCCAAATTAATCGCGCCGCCACCCCAAACGCAATTGCCAACAATTGCTGGTTTGATTACATACATATAAGCGCCAATTACTGCTGGCCCATCCCACAAAATGGTTGGCCGTGCAGCGGTTACGCCACTGCCATTTGTGTTTGAAGAAACATCAGTTCGAGATTGGCCGTTAAGCAAAACACCAACATTTGCGGTTAATGTTGATGTAATCCGATATAGACCTTCTTCAAAAAATACTTGGCCGCCACCAACAGATTGAATTGCATTAATTGCTGCTTGAATTGCTTGGGTGTCATCAGTTACGCCATTGCCAACAGCACCAAAATCAGCAACATTTACAAATTGCGCTAATTTATCTTCAACACTTAATGGCACTGCTCCCGCAAATGGCGGGTCATATTGCACATTTACAGCATTAGAAGTAATGCCTGTGCCATTAATGCCTGTGATGTTGTCCCAAGTGGCAAGTAAAACATTGGTGCTTGTGTACAAAACAAATTTGTAATTGCTTCCAGCAGTTAACCAAATTTCACCTGTGGCAACACGACCCGCAGAGTCCAAAATAATTGGATTAGTGTGCGCGGTAGAACCAGTCGCAGAAGTGTATGTTGTTTGATGCGTAGTCGTACCAGCAGCGTAAGAATACAGTTTTCCGCCTGACAAAATTACGCCATTGTTGTCAAAAAACTGTTGGCCTGCGCCAGCTAATGCGGAAAGATTGACGGCCATAATTTAACCTTACAGGTAGTAGCTGACGTTCAGAATTGCACCGCCAACCTGCTCAATGAACTTGATGTTGGTCAGGTCGCCATCGTATTGCAAAGTAGAACCAACGGCCAAAGGCATACCGATACTTGCGGTTGGGGATGTCAGGTCATCGCGCCAGCGAACAGCTTGACCCTCAACAACAATTAAAGCAAACACCGGCTTAGAGTTTTGACCGTTTGGTGTTCTTTGGGGAACTGTCAAATTGGCAGCGCTAGAAAGGCTAGTAATTTGCTGGTAACCCATGCAGGTCGTTACAGCTTTAAGATTCATGGACATTTTTATCCCCTAAATTGAGTGAATGAACGCAAACCCATTGTAATTTGGGCTGAAGAAGCTGGAATTGAACTAAAAGACCATCCAAAATTATTGCCTGCGTCTACATTACTTGAATCAGTAGCATCCCAAGTTGCACCGCCAGTTGCGTAATTATCTTGAATGGTCAAATATGTAACTGCATTTGCACCGGAAGCATCACTAATTTGCGCTTGGAATGTTGAATTGGTAGAAGTCAAAAACTTTTGCGTTGTTCCTGACGTAACAAAAGAACCAACGGTGTTGGTTGTGCCAGACTTTAATTGCAAGGTTCCGTTGGTCATGGTCAAGGCTCTAGTAGAGCCTAGCGTCAAAGCATCTTGGCAAGCAAAAGTCCCACCTACACCGTCAAACGCAATTGGAAAATCTATTGTTTGGCCATTTGATGTAATGGTTTTTGTACCGCTAGTTGACGCAAATGTAAGGGTTTGAGTGCCAGATGTAGAAGAAACACTAGCCCCCAATGTAAAATTACCAAAACAACGTGGAGTATTTGCGGTATTAACTATGCCATTAAAACTTGTAAAATCAATGTTTCTATACCCACCTAATGTACCTTGAATAGTTACTGTATCAGTGGCGTTGTTTAAAAACTCAACACTGATAGACTGGGCTTCAGGCAAAGGCCACATGATAATATTTCTGCTACCTGTACCACCAGAATAGGTAAATTGCACAAGTGGATTAGTACCTGTAACTGACATATTTGTTGATGCGGAACCTGAAAACGTTGAGCCGCTGTTGCCATCTAAAACTAATTTTCCTGTTGACCCAAAGGCCAATGTTCTAGTGTTGGCGTTAGATGATGAAAACCCACCGAAAGTAGCTGTGTAACCGTTCAAATCCAATGTTCCATTGGTTAAAGTACAAGTACGAGTAGCACCAGAAGTCAGTGCGTCTTGAAGCTGCCAAGTGCCGCCTACACCGTTAAAGGTGAATGGGTTGTCAAACACGACAGCAGCCGTGGTTATTGTCTTTGTGCCTGATGTAGCGGCAAAGGTGTATGTTTGGGTTCCTGCCGTTCTCGTCATTCCTGACGTAGACGCTTTGAAATTGCCGTAAATGGTAAGCGCAGTGTTCGTTACGTTACCAGCAAATCCTGTCGGGTTTGTTCCATCTGTAAAATCTAAATCACGCACTGTTCCAGCGGTAACAACCATAGAACCTGTGCCACTGATAATCCTGAACGAAATGCTATTGGCTTCGGTAACTGCTGTTGGTGTAACTGTCCTTGCTGATGCAGTGTTGTTATTAAGAATAATCTGCGGCGTACCCGTGACCGCCATTGTCGTAGCACCCGTGAAGATTGTGCCCGTGCTGTTCAGTGAGATGGTGTTTGTGCCAAAGGCAAGCGTACCCGTGAAGCCTGTCATGGTCAGGGTCTGAATTGTTGGGCTAATGTCAAGCGTGACTGTACCAGAGCCAGAGGACGCATCAAACGCCGCTGTATCTGCTGTACTAGGAACAGACGCACCAGAAGCACCACCAGTAGTTGCAGACCAGTTGGTTGTGCTGTTCCAGTTACCTGTACCGCCTGTAACCCAGAATCTTGCTGCCATAATTACTCCTCGTCTACCACAGGTGGCGGGTTGTCAATAAAGTCGCGCCACTTATCGTAGCGAGCCTGCTTCATGGCCTCAATCTCGGCGTCAGTTAGGCCGTGATCATCAGCCAAGTGTAGCGCGTCTGAAAATCCATTAATGATGAAATTAATTTTGATCATGCTAAAAACCTAAGTTTATATAGGGTACGCAGATAAACCTCAATGATGTTATCTATGAGTTGCTGCAACGTAGAGTCATCTTTGTCGCAGACTTCGTAGCGGCCTTTTTCAATCTCATCAAGCTGGGCCTGCAAGAACTCAATGATGTTTGTGGTCTTCTTAGCCGCTGGAATGGCAATAGGGCCAATTAAACCATGACGGCCTTGGTAGGCTTCGGCAAAGTCGTCCGCAACGCCAATAATGCGCTCATAAAAGATATTGAGCGCAACGTGCTTGGAGTAGCTGCGGGTGTTCAAGTGGACGCTGTGGGCCACATTGCGGCCCAAGAACAGTAGCCCCATTAGCTGTGCGGCGGTCATTGTGGCATACCTTCCATGTGGGGCATACCCTCCATACCAACGTCCATCTGTTGCTCTGGCATCTCAGGGATACCGCCAATTTGACTGTTGGACTCCATTGCAGCCGCTACCACACCCATAGCAATGTCTTGAATCTGCTGCTCGTTCATGCCTGCTTGTGTAGCAGTAATGCGTTGTGTCTCAGCTTGGTAAGCCTTAATCTCGGCCTCGTAATCCTTGCGGCGTTGCTCTTGCATCTCAATGGACTTGCCCACGTTCTGAATCATCTGGTGCATCTGCTCCATTTCCTGACCCATAGCTTGCATCTGCTGCTGTGCTGCTTGCAATTCTGGGTTTTCATCAGCGTCGTTCATCAACTTGGGGTCGATGGTCTTGGCAAAACGCTTCGCCATTTCTTGGGCACCAGGCCAATCCATGTTCTTGACAAACAGGTCACCGGCCACTTGCCATAGCTGCGGGTTGCCTTGCAGTAGCTGGCCCATAGCCTCCAGCGCCTCTTGGCGCTTGGTTGCGTAGCCTGGGCCGGTGGTAGCCACCACATCGTACTTGCCCACGCCAGGGTTGTAAATCTTGTCAATCACAATGCCGTTTTGATCCACGATCTTCTTGACCGGCTCGGCCTGCATTGGGTCAATCTTGACCATGCTGGTTTCGCCGTCCTCACCAATGATGCGAGCAATGCGCTGGGTGTCGTAGATTTTAGGTATTAGGTCAATTAGTTGGCGGGTCAGATACCGCACACCACGGGCTAGGTTGTCGCCGAAGTGGTATGTCCCAACATCACCCTCGCGCTGACGCGCAAGAATCGCCCTTCCCGAGCGCTCGTTGGATGTCATGCCCAAAGAAGCGTTATATTGGCCTGTAGATGCCTTAATGTCTTCAGAAGCGCCTGCCTTGGCTTGCAACAGCCCGCTGGAGGCCATTGGCGGCTGGGCACGCTGGGGTAATGGCAGCGTAGCGCCTGCGCCATCTGTAACGTCTGGATTAACTTCCAAATACGGCCAGTTGGTCGTGTTAGCGGTCTTCCACTGGTTTTCGTAGCCCTCAAACTGCCCACCGTAGCCGATAAATGGCGCTTTGGGAGCCAAAGCCAGCATCTCTGCCTCTTGGGATACCCAATAGTTGTACATCCGCTGGGCATCCTTGGCGTTTCGCACCAATCCAGACACATACAAGCGCCCATCAACCTCAAATTCGTTGCCCACAATGCGGACAATCGGAATATATTTACCCGCCCACTCGCGTTCTTCCAAGATTTCGTAGCCGTTTATCTTGCAATACTTGATGCGTGGCCGGTCAGACTGCCTAGACTTCTTTGGCTTGCCATACACGGCCCGCAATTGCTTGTCTTCAGGCGTCCCCTCAAAGGCCGTGGCGTTGCCAGGGTACAAATTGAGCGTTGCCTTGTCGTAATCGACGTAGTAGTAGTCCGCGACGCGAATAGTGTCCTCATTAAGCCACTGAGACAAGTTCTGATCGCCTACACCTAACGTTTGCAAGGTCGTAATGGGCGCTGAGTCGGGGTACATCCGCTGGTAATCATCTTTGCGGATGTCCTCGGTCACAAAACAATACTTAGCGTCGGCGCCGCAAGGGTCTTGGATTGCCGGATCCATGTAAACCGAAAACGAATTGCGAATCCGGCCAATTTTAATGTCTTGGTCAAAGGTATTGTCGTCGCAATACTCGGTCAGGATTCGGAAGTAACCTTCGCCGTAAGAGACTTGGTTTTCGCAGGCGGTGTCGTAAGCGACATCTGCGTCCGAGATGTATTCAATATGTCTAACCATGCCGTTGAATACTTCGGCGACGGCGATGTCGGCCTTGTCATCGGCTGGAATAACTTTGCCTGTTGGGCGGTTTTGTCGTTGGTCATTAGTTACTTGCCGAACGTGCTGCGGCAGTTTGTTAATCGTAAGGCACGGGCGGGCGTTGATTGTCTGCCCCTGCACCGCGCCGCGAGTCGCCAGCACATCAGCAGGCCACTGCCAGTGGTTGTCTGGGCTTCCGGCGTAGAACTTTAGGTCGTCAATCTCGTCCTCGCGGGACTCAGACAGCGCTGATATTGCCATGTCTAGGCGGCTGCGGGCTGTTGCTAGTACGTTGGAGTCGTCGTCCTTCTTACCGCCACCGTTAGCGACATTTCCTACCGCCACCATGCCGGTGTAATCAGCCATTATTTTTTACCTTTTGGGGCTGGGGCGCCGCGCTTAACGGCATAAGCAATTGCCACGGCTTGTTTGACCGGCTTGCCCGCTTTAACTTCAGCCTTCACGTTTTCACGAAAGGCTTTGGGAGAAGATGATTTGACAAGCGGCATTATTTTTTCTTCGCCGTTTTAGCCGAATCTTTAAAATCTTTGGCCGAAGGCGCTGCTTTACTGCCGACTTTGTTCATTTTCTCGCCAGAGCCAGCTTTGATGCGCTCTTGCTTTGCGTTAATGTTTGCGTAAAGCCCAGGTTTACTATGTTTCATATCAACACTTCCATCGTTTAAGGGCTGCTTTGGCGCGTTCGCCGTCTTTGGCGTTGGCCGCTACTGCGCCCATTCTTGCACAAAATGAATCCTTGCGGCCCTGATCTGCCTTGGTCTTGGGATTTGGGGCTGGCGCTTTAAGATTGGAGCCGGTTGCCGCGTTGTACTTCTCGCGCCCCTTGGCCGTCAAGCCAGCGCCTTGAGATGTGGGCAGCTTCTCGCCTCGTCCAACAGATAGAGATACTTTTTTCATGAACCCATCCATGAAGTGTTTGAACTGCTGCCCTGCGAATTAATCCTGCGGGCTGGCTCAGTATACTCGCGGTGAGCAACAGGAAAAGCAAACGTCACGCACAGCGCGTCAGCGGCGTCCGGTGATGCTAACCCTCTTGCTCTCATCTCTTTTTTCCCCTCTAGGAAAATAGTACCCGAAGAATCCGGCCTCTTGGCAGGCCCAGTTAAATCTGCCCGTAACTGCCTGTCGGTAGGAATACTAGCAGATTTTAGCCAGTTCCTCATATCATTCCACATTTCAGCGCGTTTATTGCCAAATGCAATCGGGTGCTTGGCCTTATTTCCAAAGTTAATCCCTCGCACTTTATACCGCTGCTCAGTCAGCCGGTCAAGTATCCCGTACCCCAAACCTCCCTCGTCAATCACCGTCAAGGTCGGCTTGTATTCCTCAATGGCCTCAATTACCCTGCCCACTATGGTCATAGTATCTTCACCTTGGTAACGCTTGATGGCCACCAGGTCGCGCCCCTGCCTCACCACAATCACAGTCGCATCGGCGCCACCCCTAGCTGGGTCAACCCCCACAATAATGGGAGCTGTCATATCCTTGTACTTGGGCCTCTTCATTGCATCATCAACCAACGTCGGCCCAATGAACTGGTCTTCCCCAGCCGAGGGAAACTCGCCGTAAACCTCAATCTTGGCCTGGCTGGAATTCTCTCCATACTCAGCAATGATCTGCTCGTACACCGCCTTATCGGTATCTTCCACCGTCCTAGCGTCCACCACCCGCGACTTCCAAAAAGCCCTCTTAGCGTTAAAGCACTCAAAGAAGTACCCGCTATTGCGTCGCGGGTTGGAGAACGCAAACCAATAACGGTCAGGCGTGTTCTCGGTAAAGAATCCTGTGCCCACATCCCAGATCGCATCTGGTATGCCGCTAGACTCATCAAAGATCAGCATCATGCCGTCCTGGTTATGCACACCAGCGTAACTGTCAGGATTCTCCTCCGACCACAGCTTGCCCTCGCAGGCCCAGTACCTGGTGCCCTTCTTCAAGTCCTTCTCAACAATGTCAGTCAACCACTTGGCCGGCACCAGCTTGGTCGCGCTAATCTCCCACCAGTGCGAGTTAATCAACATCGCTGACCACTTGGTAAGTTCCGCCCAGGTCACCGACCTCAACTGATTCTCTGAGTTTGCACTCACCACCACCGAGCCACCAATGCGGGTGGTCAGCATCCAAAGAACCAGCCAACTGACAAGCGCTGACTTGCCAATGCCTCGACCGCTGGATACTGCTTCCCTAATAGTGTCAAAGTTAACCTTGCCCTGCTGCGCCTTAATGTGCTCAGTAACATCCCGCAAAACCTCACGCTGCCACTTCCTCGGGCCTGTGAACCGCGCCAACGGCGTGTTCTTCACACCCCAAGGGAAAGCGTACATCACGAACGCTTCCAAGTCATCCGCAACAGCCGGTGACCATAACTCGGTCATCAGCTTCTGTTCCTCTTCACCTCGGTAAATGGGCAGTTGCATAGTTAAGCCATTTGATTGGCAAGTTCGTTTTGCATTGATGCCAATGGCTGACCTTCTTTAACTGCTTTTCGCATCTCTGGGGTAATGTCAAGGTAGCGCACTGTTGCTTTTGTATCTGGTGTTTGGTAATAACTTTTGCCAGATTTTTCAATTGTTCCTTTTTTGCCAATTTCAACCTGACCCACTTTTGCACCGTACTTCTTACCTTGTTTTTCAAGGAAAGCAGGGTAGACCTCATCGTAGTATTTCTTCATACCCTCGCCGCCAATGGTAAGGTCGTCGCCCCTAATAACGCCGTCTTTTTTCTCAGCAATCTGCTTTGCCATTGTTTTGCCTAAAACTTCTTCTACTGTTTTTCCCTGTGCTGAACCATCAATAAATTTTCCGTCTTTTATAGTTCCTGAGAATGTATTTTGTCCATTCTTTTTTGCATTGACAATAATTTGATCTTGTGTGCCAATAGGATTAAAATTAATCTCATCCACATTTTGCCGCAATTCATCAGAAAATCTATCAATTTGCTGCTTACCCGTTGTCAATCCAATCCTGTCGTAACCCTTGTCCACAGCTTCCTTAATTGCTCTCTTTAACGCAAGCTGATGCCAAGTGTCCTTGAAGGGGGCGTCGGGAACGCCTTCTTTGGTGCTTATCCAAGCTGATTGCAACTGATCGTATTTGGCAACTTCCTCGGGCTTCATGCCCTTCATGGTTGCGTACATTGAAAGGTTTTGCTCTGGGTTTAAATTGTATTTATTAGCAAGTTCATTTGAATAATCAGTAAATGCTTGTTTTGCTTTCACTGAATTTGCTGATTGATACCCCTTCTCCCGCCCAGCTTGATGCCAATCGGACTGCACCTCCTCAATCAACAGCATCTTCTTGCCATCGGCATCAATGCGGTCATTAACCCTCATGTGGGCTAAGACGTTGGGTTCGTTGAAGTGGGATGATTGGTATGTTTGCGATCCAATTTGATTTTTTAACTCTTGTGCTTTAGTTTCAGCTTGATCTCTAAGCCTTCTGGAATCCGCAACTTTTTGATACAAAGCAACTACGCTTGGATCGCCAGGGTTTAACTCGCTTGCTGCTTTCCACTTCTCCATTAAATCAGCAGTTTGCCGCCTCAAGTCACCCGCCGCTATTTGAGCAACATCTAACTCAGACTTCCCGCGAACGGGCGTAGTCAACAATATCTCACGATAGTTGTCACCACCTGGTAGCTGATAACGCTTGTATCTGGTTGGTGTTGGCTCTGGCACTACATACGCCGCATTAGCTTCTGCATCTCTTAAATCTTGTATTTCATTTATTTGAGTTTGAAGTTGCGTTGCATTTCTTTTAGGCATGATGGAATGTCTGAGTCTTTCATCTTGACTCATCCCTAAATAAAAACTCCTTGCTTCATTGTCATTAGAAAACTCTTTAACTGTTTTTCCTTTAAACCTATTGGTAATATCTTCTAATTCAGCTAGCTCTTGTGCAGTTACTGACTCTCCTCTAAACACTCTATTTTGCAATATAACACCACGTTGGTATTCTCCTGGGTTAACTTGTCTATCAACTAAAACATAACTAGGATTATCCATTTCTTTGTACAAAGACTGTATCTGCGGCTCATACTTGTCAAACACAGCCTTACGCTTGGCTATGCCTACTGGGTCTTCCGTAATAGCACCACCTAACTGTTTCTCCTGCACATTAACCCGATTGTTCTGAATAAAATCTTGCACCTCTTGGCGCGTCACATTTGGCTTATCCTTCAAAAACTCATCCAAACCCATAGCCTCTATTTCGTACTTCTTAACATCTTGACCCTTCATAAGATCATTAATAAAAGATGCACCAGTACCAGACTTGCGAGGTATGTTCAATGCCTGCTGCTCCACCGCACTGTAAAAACCTAGTGGCGATACTTCTGCTTTTGGCCTTATCAAAGCCTGCGGTAATTGATTTACGCTAGCCACACTAGCACCCTCAACAGGCACAATGCTCGGCATCATGCCCATGCGCTGCATATAACCCTCGGCCAACTGCCCAGCTTTAGGCGCCACAAACCGCCCTGTTGCCATTGCCGCCTGCCTAGCAACCCTAGCCGCTTGCAATGCCTCCATTGGTGTTATCGGTACAAATGAACCAACCCGATTAGCAGCTTGGCCCAACGGGTTGTCGGCTGCTGGCGCTAACGGCAAAGTCTTTAACAACTGCTCAGTCCCATACGGCACTTGCGTTGGCTGCTCGTAATCCGTCTGACCAAACATCTCCATCGGCAATGGTGTTCTCACCATGTTCAAAACATCACTCGGAAAACCCAACATTCCCGCAAATCTGCCACGCAATACATCAATTGGCACATTAGCCGCATACTCGCGCATCTGTGGCGTGTCCTGCCTAAACTGACCCGCCGCCAATCTGCTGTAGTCCAACGGCACAAACGAATCTAATGAGCCGCCACGCTTACCAATGCCACCAGGGTAAGCCAAGCTGTTGCTCGGTTGCGGGGCTAGTGCGTTTTTGGATGTGGCCATAGGTGTGTTTTTACCACAGTTTTATAAAATAAAAAATTGTGCGTGGACGCACCGTTTCCGTGGCCATTTGCCGCTGGCCCTACCCAGGGGGGGGGCGGGCGCGGCAGGGCCAGCGGACAAGGCCGGTGGGTAGGGTTATCCACAGGTATTGCACAGGCCTAACAACTTAACATAACGTCCGTCGTCTAAAGTAGAGCAGAATCAGACAGGGTTATCAACAGGACGCGCAACCACATCGGTCACGTTGTCCAGCGTCAGCACCCGTGCCTTGGCTGCCTCGAGCGCGTCGATCACGCTGATGCGCTCGTCCCTCACCGTCATGTCAATGCGGTCACCGTAAGTGCGCGGCTTCAGCTTGGACGCGATCCACTTACGCGCATCCACTTGCATACGCTTCTGTTGCACCCAGGCAGACGCCATAGCGCCTTCCAGATGCTCTGGCATGGGTTCGTCCGACAGTTGCAGTATCTCGTCAGCCAGCCGGTCTGCGCGGTCTTGTACGGCCTTCTCGTAGGCCGCGGCTATCTTGGCATCTTGCGCCACCATTGCATGAAAGCTGACCCACGTTGGCATATCGTCCTGGCGCAGCACCGTCGATAGCGCCTTGCCGCTTGACACCTGGCCCACGATCTCGAGCCAAACTGGATGCTCCGGTGGCCATTTTGCTGGCCGGCCCATGATTGCACCGTTTTTTGTCGTCTTTTCAGCCAAAGTCTTCATCATTACCCTCATGCGTGTGCGTAATCGTTAAAAATCTATGCGAAAAGCGCATAACCTTACCTATCCCCATCACCGCACAAACGCTTTAGTGTCGAACAGATTGGGCAGTTTGCTTGGTGTCGTCATATCCAGATCGTTTTCCATATCCTCAAAACCGCTAGGGCCGCCGACCTTAACCAGTTTGCTATCAGGCCATTGTCGCTTGATCTCGCTGATTTTGCCATCTGCTTGGCGTGCCACGATTATCGCAATCTCTGCTGCCGTCCAGACTTCCCTGTCCGTTGTCCCAGGCCACTGCTGGCAGTAAAGCCGTTTAGAGGCCTCATCTGGCACGATAACGAAAACAGTACCATCTGCCTGCTGGTGCTCAATATGTCGCAGATTGGGCGGTTCTGACACGTTGTTGGCACCAGCCCAAGCCTCCATCGCATCGTAAGCCTTGCACATACCCTTGACCGCCTTGTCCAGCTTCTGGTCGTTGCGTTCTTCTTGTGCCTGCCAGACCCTCTCCAGTTGCAGCCACACCTTTTCGCGCAACCCGCTGTCCACCAACCAGACCAGTCTGTCAATACCCCACAACGCATCATGGGTATTCTTTCGGTTTGCCAGTTCGACCATGACCGCGTTTTTGAAAACGTCAAACTTGTCTGCTGGATATGCTGGCATGGTCGGCGCTGTAATCGCCAAAGATTTAAGTTTATTTATCGCCACTTATCGTTCCTTCACAGTTTTCTGAAATCAGCCCACTTGGGCAAAGGTTTGGGCATTGACTGATCGGGACAAATGGGGCGCGTATTAAGACTTACGCGCCCATTTGTCCCGTTTTCCAGCCAATTTATGCCGGTACAAATGGGATTTAGTATGTACTCCCATTTGTCCCCCATTTGTCCCATTTGTCCCATTTGTCCAAACACCTTAAAAAGACCTAGAAATCGCTATCTTTTTGACCATCATCAACCCAAATCACCCACACAAATGGATCGAAAACCTCCACCTTTTTGGCGTTCTGGAGGCTCTGCACGCACCTGTTAAATCGTTTTGTGATGCCCTTTTTGTCGGTCTGGGCAGCCTCAAACGCCTCCCGCCACTGCTCCACATGAACCGATTTATTGCGTTTGTTGTCAATTACCCGCATCTCGCCGTGCTCACCAATTGCCTTGTGTAAGGCATCCAGAGCCACCTTTTGTACCCCGCCAGCACCCGATCTTGATGGTGGTTTAGGCGGTGTCTTGTACTGCTCGTCGATCATTTCTTGGTTCTCTTTGACGGCTAGCGAGACGTTATCGTCTAACCCGAGTCCGCTTTCCTTGCCCTGATTTATGTTGACCTGAACCATCTCAAAGCCAAATTTAAGGTTGTCCTGGCCATCCTTTTGCTTACTTATGGTGAGAATTCCTTGTCCCGCGACGCCTTCCTTACGCTCGGTTTGCTCCAACTTTGTCAGTTCCAGTTGGGTATCCACGGCTCCTAAGAGGCTGCTGTGACCCCTTAATCCTTTGGTGGCGTCCTTGCCACTGTGGTGCAAAACCATCAAGGCGCAGTTGAGTTTGCGTTGCAGCCGTCCCGCGTTATGGATAAAGGCGCCCATATCCTGGCTGTCGTTCTCGTTGCCGCCGCCGAAGGCTCTGGCCAGGGTATCTATCTGCACCAGGCGCAGCTCTATGCCCGTGCGCTCTATCAGCGCGTCAATGGACTGCATCAGCAGGTTAAAGTCGTCGGCGCTCGATCTCAGGTTCAACTGGTAGCGGATGACGTAGATTTCGGCGCCGTCCTGCGTCTGGTGGTTGATCTTGCAAGCCTTGATCCTTG